AGCAATAGGTGTTGGTACATATTCATCAACAAAGTTACCTGTAGCTTCTCTTCCTCTTTGAAATATACCTGGTTGTTGTTCACCCCTTTGACCTAATAAATCTTTTTCTGAATCTCTTTTTTGTTTCTTTTGATTTAGTTCAACAGCCTTTTCTACAATTTCTTCTTTCTTTAGCGATTGAGTTTTACCTTTTAATTTGTTATTTTCTTGTAATGATTTTCTATCCTGTTCTAATGCCTTTTCCATTTTGGTAATTTGTTTTTCTAACAAATATAAATTATCTTTTCTATTTTCTATATCTCTATTAGATAATATTGTTATATCACCTGATTTTTCAATTTCTGCAATAATGTTTTTTTCTTTTAGTATTTGTATTTTTTCTTCTGATTTGATTAGTTTTTCTTCTCTTTTTGTTTGAAAGTTAGCAAGTTCTTTACTATAATCTTTCAAATCAATACCTAACTTTTGTACCAATCTATCTAATTTGTCTAATGCAAGATTAAATGTTCTTACAGAACCACTTTTCAAATCATCTAAAATTTCATTTACCATATCAGGCATACTAGGGACAACTGCTTTCGCAGCAGATTCCATAGATAACTTTGCACTTTTAAATACAGCAGTACCTATTTCTTTTACAATCTCTTGTATTTGTCCTTCATCTCTTGGTGTGTCTATTGATGGTAACATTATTTGTTTGCCTCTCGTCTTCGTTTTTCGTTTTCTTCTTTTATATAGTTTACTAACATATTAACATATATGTCTTTTTCCCATGGTATAAGATTATCAAGTTCAGTCAATGAGTATTTATGATGTTGCATTAACGCAAAATTGGTTTCAAAGTATGCCTCTAAGCTGGTATGGGAGAGGCTTATTGAAAAAAATCTTGCAATCCTTTAAAGACTACTTTACTCTTTATCTTTGTCTTTGGATTTTCAACTTCAATCTCATGTCTTAATTGTGGCATAGTACCAAAAAAGGTCTTTATATTTTTAAAAGCCTCTTGTGATAATGATTCAATAAAGTCCTTAAGTTCTTCGTTTGTACTATCTTTCGCAGGGAAGATTTTATCTCCCTCATAGATGTGGTCTACACAAGATATGATAATGCTAAACACAGAATCTATATCTTTATCGTCCATATCAAAGCCAGCTTGACTTGTTTCCAGCGATGGATAGTTTAAAACTAAACCTAAATTTCTTTTCTTATCAATTACAATTTTGTTTGTATGGTCATCATCAACATTCACATTCACTTTTGATAAATCCAGTTCTACTTCAACTAAAGTTTCCTTATCATCTGGACACAAAACTCTAAACTTTGAAACTTCACCTACAGATTTTGCTCTAACTTGTAATAGTATATATTCTATATCAAACATAGGTAACGTGTTTATGTTTAATTTGTTAAAAGTACAAGCGTTTAATATTTGCTTTGTAGCTGATACTATTTCTTTATTGTCTTTTGATTCCATAGCCATGAGTAATATTTTCTCTTCCTTGACTAGGAATGGTCTAAATTGTACTTTTTCATCTTGTGATGGTAGTGTCAATTCATATCTTGGTATTTCTACATTTGGTAACGCCATAATATCTCCTTATATTTATATATTTAGTGGAGGTATTTTAAATGGTGGGAATACTCTACCGCCAGTAACTCTACCAATCGGTGCTCTTCTTCTCAAATCATTTAACACATCTCTACCTGCTCTTCTTATTTCTGGTGGTAACATACTAATTAATCCACCAAACATACCACCTGCCGATTTAACAGTTGGTTGTTTAAATTCTGATTGTCCTACGTCAATAGTTCCTGCTCTATCAATAAAGTAATTAACCCAATATCTAAAATCAAACGTTACAGTAAAAGTTTGTACTTCATTTGAACTATGAGCAAATGAAACTTCACTTATTGTTTTAGGATAGCAATCAAAAAGTCTAACTCCATAACTTACGTCATCTCTTTCTTGTCTGCTAGCAAAACTTCCTAAAGCAAATATATCGATAGGTGCAACGTAATCATTATAATAATTAAAATTGTGTGTAACATTACTGAATGCAGCTTTCTGCCATATCTCAAAATAAGTTCTTTCTCTCATAAACTTATCTGTATAAAATGTAGCTGTGATAGGTGCTGAAGTGTAATCGTAAATAATTTTTCTAGTAGGTCCATTATGTTTAACCTCTTTAGTAATTGCTTCTCTATTTGGCATTGATATTTCACTACAAAATGCTTGTACTCGTTTCTTTGTGGAGTCTGTTCTCATAGTATGAGTAGTAACGCTACTAGAAAATCCTTGAGCTTCATCACCACCTTGCAAATCAGTATCACCAAATCCTTGTGAAGTAACTCCATTTGGCATACCAAACTCAACATAGAATCTAGCCTTTCTTTGAAATCCTTCAGCTTCATTTACATAAGCTTGAAATCTACCCATAGTAGTTTCAGGATTACCACCAGCTTTCTGTCTTAATCTAGGATCGCTGTTTACATTGTCTAGGCTTCTATCTCTAGGTAGACCTATTCTGATATCGTGTCCACCAATTCGCTTCCCACCTCTGAGTATCGCCATTACTTATCCTTACATTGACATTGTTTTATGCCAAATATTTTTGCTATAATTCTTTTAATTGTTTTCATTAATAGGGTCTTCCTTTTTTAAACTGTTGCACTGGTAGATATACTGCCAACGCTGCCTCATCAAAATCAATTCTTAAAAAACTTGATCTGACATGACTATACAAATATTTCTTTATTGTTGGTTTTGCTATACCAACATTCTTAATTCCATCATAAGTCGCATCAATTCTTGTATTCTTACTCATTCCACCACTAGCAAATCTTTGTAAGTTATTTAATAAACTCAATCTCTGCAATGGTCTCAAATAGTGAAAGTTCATTCCCATAAATCCACCCGGTATTGTTTCAAGTGGTAACACTAATGGAAACGTATCATAATAAGGTAACACCTTCTTATATTTAGGGTCATAAAAGAACATATTTAAACGTCCTCTGCTAGGAATACCATTTAATTTGCCCGAAGACATTAGCTTTCTAGCTGTTACTCTATCTGCCATTGATTGTACGTTAGTACGATACCAGTTGGCACTCTTTCGTATACCACCTTGTTTGTCTTTTAATGGGTCTAATATTGAAACTGCCATGGTAATATTTATAACAAAAAAGGAGGTACCATTTCTGATACCCCCTTAAAAGTATTAAAGCGAGAGAGCTTACTGCTCTTCAGCCAACTTACTAAAGTAAGACAACGTATCGTCATCATCACTGGCTGAAGTTGAAGCAACTTCATTACTTTTTACACTACTGTTGACTTGTGGCGGGAGGTCAACTTTGTCAGCAGTTGTGGTACTTCTTACACCCGTAATCGTCCTATTCAGTTTCTCTTTGAGTTCGTCATAGGATTTAAAATTACTAGGGTCTAGGAATGGTTTTAGAGGGTGTTGTTGTTTCCAAATTGCTTTGATCTCATCATCACTCTCCTTAATTTGTACAGGACTATCAAATTCAGATTTGTCATAGTTCCAATAACCATCAACTTTTCTGATTTTCAATTTGAAGTTAGCACCTTTCCAGAAGTCAAATGGATTTACTGGTTTCTCATCTTCAAACGCAGGTTGCATTGCTTCTGTAATTTTATCAAATATCTTTTTACCAAATTTGAATAAAAATGTTTTACCTTCTTTTTCAGGATGCTTTGGATCTGATATAACAAGGATATTTGCGAAGTAAGATAATTTTCTTTTTCTCTTTCTAGCAATCTCTTTGTCACTATCTAATCCAGTATTCCAAAGTCTTGTGTTATCTTCTGACACAGGATCTTTTTGACCTAAAGTAGTCAATGAGTTCTCAATGTACCAACCACCCATATCTTGGAATGCATGTGACCATACTCTCTGCCAAGGTAAATCTTCTCCTTCAACAGCTGGTAAGAATCTAATAACAGCATAACCGTTACCTGTCTTATCTAGTTCTGGTTTCCATAATCTTTCGTCTTGATATTTTGATTTGTTATTTTTATTGTCCTCAGGACTGAGGTTAGCCTCAATGGCTTTTGTAAGTGTGTCAAAGTTACTTGACGATTGTTTTAACGTATTGAAATCCATATTATATCTCCTTTGTATGTATTTTCGTATTATTATATTTGTGTTTCCTGTTTAATCGGAATCATTATTATTTATACTTGTATTATATCATGCTTTAGCAAATTTGTCAAGTGTATTTTGATATGTAATATACTTAACATTCTTACAGGCTTTCCATTCATCTATATTAGAACTGACCTGGGTTGTACCACTATTACCATCTGGATTGACCTTATAGAAAGTCACTTGTGGGTGTTCTTCCATTAGAGTTTTCCATTGACTAATCCAATTTACCGGTGGAGTAGCTTCGTTCTCGGGTAATCCATAAAATTTTGTACCTTTGTACATATTATTGAGCT